AGGCAGGGCCGTAGTTACTGGAAACGGACGGGCGCAGCTCGTCAAGGTCTACGGTGTCGAGGTCGATCATGGGACCGTGGTGTTGCGGTATAAGAGTGGGGCGGGAGCCCCAAGCGGTTGCGGTGCTCAAAAGATACATCGCAAGACCCCTGCTACCCAACCCGGGATCGTGGCGCTGGCTTCGAACGGCTGTTGCGGAGCCGAGGTGCAATGACAGTGTAAAGGAAATACCGGAGGGCGTCCATCGTGTGGTCGTTCTCCTTTACGGGGGTGTCGTGCTGGACCCCATCTTTCTCATCCCACACGTAGGACTGAAACTCTCTGCGGACTGGCCGGGTCGCCTTCGTGTCGTTGATCCATAGCCGCTCGTCCCCCTTGCTTTCGTACCCCAAGAGGCCGGCGACGAAGTTGATCCCGTTGATTACGTCGTTGTCCCCCGCCTTCACGTCGTACCCCCGTTCGCGCAACTCCGCAATAAAATCGGCCGCCGAGGGGTCCGACACGATTACGTCCAGATCAATCCCGGCGACGAAACTATCAAAGTCGTTGGCGTATTGAGGGTTCGTCTTCCTGCTCTGGTTCTGGGCACCCCCCTCGTGAAAATAGCAATCGAGGAGGTGAACCCCCTCTGATGGGTCGTCCCACCCGAACAGAAGGAACGTCGTTGGGTGAACGGTCCCCTTGTCGATCCCGACCCCGTAGTGCTGAAACCCTTGGGGGCAGTCTCGCACATGGACTCCCTCCTCAAACATGTCGTACACAGCCCCCGCCGCCATGACCCACATCCCGAGCACGAGGCGCTGGTAGTAAAGGCCCTGGTACTCCCGCTGAATCTGCTTAACGAACTCCGGGTCGAGAAAGGGGTTGTCTTCGAGCCGGAACCGGAAGTGGAGCCAGTTGAGAGGGGCCTCCTCAATCCGAGAGAGCCAATCTTGCCACAGCCAGTGGTTGGGGTGGTCTGGGTTCGTCGTTCCGATCCCCATGGCCCCCTCTGGGGACATTCGCCCCAGTAATTCATCGAAGAAGTTCTGCGGCCAGAGCGTCACCTCGTCCCCGAGCCACCCGGCACACGTCATCCCGCGCAGTTTCTTGAACGAGCGGCGGTTGTACGCGGAAAGGAGATGGATCATGTGCCCGTCCAGGTGGGCCTCCCGCCCCCCGAGCTTGTACTCGAACACATCCTCCCCGAGAAGATTCTGGGTGGGGGTTAGGACGTTTCGTTCCAGCGAGTCGAGGCTTTTCCCGATCATCACGAGTTCCCCCCGGCTCCCCCGGTTGTGGACGTGCCGAATCCATGGGAAGAGAGCCCCAATGGTCTTCCCGCTCCGAATGGACCCGACGTACATCGCAATACGGGGGTCGTACTGCTGAATCTTGCGGGTAGCCCATAGCTGTTTGGGGGCGATCCCATACTCCTCCCCGTCGCTTTCGAAGGTGGGCAAAGACACGTCGCTGAGAGATCGAATAGATGGAGGAGGATGCGAAAGGGAGGCAATCTTTCCCGTCTAAGAGGGGGCGTCTCACTCCACATGGACAACGAAATACCGGAGCCCTATTCGCCCACTCGTTCGGGAGGGGTGCCCGACGATAAGCCCTTCCCCTTCTTGGGCGAATGCCCCCACGCGCCCGAACACCTCGTGCAGGGCGTCGGTCGGCTTCCCGGTGAGGGGGGCACCGATTGTCAGGTTCACCCACGGAGGGGAGTTCGGCCCGTCAATCTCAACCCCGATTCGCTTCTTCGCCACCCCAAGTTTGTCCGACACCCAATTCTGAACCGCTTTCTCAGTCCGGGTGTCGTTCCCCATCGCTACCGCTACCATGGCACTTCGCTGTTGTGAAAGGGGCTACCGTTTCCCGACCGGGGGTTTCGTCCACGCCCCCCACATGAGGCTCTTGCCAAGGGTCGTGCGGTGGCTCTTTCGGGCTTTGGAGTTGGTGAGGCGAGGGGCCTCCACCTGTCTGTCAATTTCCTGCGGGGTGACGTATGTGAGCCCGGCGTATTGGGGAAGATCCTCCTCGGACACGAGCCCCGGCGGTGTTGCGTAAAAGAACCGCGAGGGGACCTTCCCGCTCCGCTCCGTCTCTTTACCGACACGAGCACGGAGGGCCTGGTGACGGGCCTTATGCTGGTCCCGAGCGAAGTCCCCCCGAGACAGCTTGATCTCGTACTCCACCACATACCCCGACCCGGTGAGCGCAATGACATCGGACTCCCACCCGTACAGGTGCACGTTGGGGGTGATGTACGAGTACCCCCTTTCAGCAAGGGGGGAAAACATTGCTCGCTGGACCTTCCCCTCTGTTGGTTTGCTCATGGGACTAGTTGTCGTTGGGATATAGCTCTGCGGGGGTAACGCCCTGCTCCCCGAGGTTGGTACGACGGGGAAACGACACGTCAACCTGCATGGAGACGGGGACCCCATCGACCTCCTCCCGGCAGTCCAACTCGTCGGGGTTGGCGAGTAGGAAGTCCAGTTGCAAGACAACCTCGCGCAACCCGTTCCCCTCGATGAGTTCCTTGAGTGCCCCCAGAATGGTGAATTTCATGGCGTTGGGTCTGGATCTTTCGTGGTGCGAACAACTTCGCTCTCATGAGACGTGAGAAACGACACGGCAGCAACGGCAACCGTCCCAACTGCCGAGGCTACTTCTGGAGACATGTCCAGCCCCATCCACCGGGCAATAGCCACGGCAAGAATCGAGACGGCACCGGATACCGTCCCGTACCCGGTTTTCCGGTCCTTGAGCCTACGTGATCTCTTCATCATCGAACTGGCTAAGGTCGGTCTCTTCAACGGACTGCTCAATCACGTCGACCATTTCCTCGAGGCGTCCCCCTTCCGAGGACGGGTCGTAGTCGTACACCCCGAGAAGCCGACGCCTCTTCTCTTGAATGTCGAGGATCTGGTTTATCCATCGGGGGTCGGCTTTCTGCTCTTGTGTCGTCGTTTGGATCTCCCGCTCGGTCGGCTGCCTGTCCCCTGTGACCTTCTCGCGCTCAAGCCCCCCGGAATCGGTCTCCCGGAAGTTGTCGGCCCGGGCGACGACCTCCTTCATTTTCTTCTTCGTCTTCTCCGTTGCCTCTCTGCTCTGCTCTAGCATCTCCCAGCAGAACCGCTCTGTATCGTTGAGCCTCGCTAACTCCCGCTCGATCCGCTTGTCCATGTCCAGCAGCGCGGACTTCTGCCACTGGTCTTTGATGTAGTTGAGATCCCGGTTGACCGTCCCCACGCTATAGTCAACCTCCTCGGCAATGAGGCGCTGCGAGTAGCCCTGGAGGTAGAGGTGGGCCACCTTCTTCCTCCGCTTGGCAAGCTCGATCTTTTTCGCTTTGCTCGTGCCCATAGGGGGGTGAAACGGGGAATCAAAGCGACGGGGGAGCCCAACGCCCCCGCACACGCGCAGGCGCAGTGGAAGAGGGAGCGGTGTTCAACTCTCATGCGTTCAACCGCTCGGCCCACACAGGGGGATGCTCCGGTGGAGGGCTATCGTAACACCCGTACCCCAACACCGAACGCCACTCTCCCACAGTAGACGGGTGCACGTCGTACAGCCACGCCACTGCCTCGTCCACCTCTCCGTACCCCCACCCCCGGTCGTGGAGACGCTTGCAGAGGCGACATGCAGTAGTACGATCTTGTGGGGAGAGAGGGGTCCCATGCCGGGGGGCGAGGGTCCCCTTCAAGTTAGAAAGGAGGGTCTTCATGGAGGTCGGTTTCTGCTACTTCTGGGTCGATAGGCGGCCCGGTGAGGTGAGACGCAGCGAGAAGTTCGAGCACCTGCCCCCGCCGCACCGGAGGGTCGTCGGGGAGGTCGTAGCCCTCTTCCTGCAACTGGGCCACTACCCGGTCCACAGCCTCCTCGAAGACGTTCATCTGCTGTTCGGTGAGCAAGAACTCAAGGGTTTCCCAATGGTCGGGGTCCTGGTCGTCTCCGTCCCCCTCCGCACCCTCTTCGTCCACTTCGTCCTCGAAATCTTCCCAATCCCACTCCAACATATCTTCGAAGTGGTCCATCTCGTCGTCGGTGAAGGGCATGGTGTCGAGGATGTCCCCACGCCCAAACTCAGCCTCCACGTCGGACATCGTTTCAGCGAGTGCAATCGGGTCGGCGTCCCATTGCGTCTCATTGACCTCAAGGGCAATACGCTTCGCTTCAGCCTCTGACACCCGCCCAAGGTTGTAGCACATCACCTCTTCTTGTCCAAGCTTCTTGAGGGACGGGAGGCGGTGGTTGCCGTCGGGGACCTCGTAGATGGGGAGTCCGTCTTTCGTTGTGTCCCCGGAAGGGAGGGCACGGACAATGAGGTTCTGTACCTGTCCATTCCGCTGCAAGTTTGACTTGAGGAGGTTTTGAAGCTCTTCGTCCTCCTCTTTGTAGTTCCAGTCAGCTCGGATTAGTTGGTGGGTTTTAAGGACAATGTACCCCCTCTCTTCGGGACCTTGACTTATGGAAACTGCGGACATGGTTTAGATGTGGGCTTTGGGTTTAAATTCGTTCCACGAGACCCCCCTCTTTTCCCAAAGAGTCTTGAGATACGATTCGTACTCAAGATACGCCTTTACCGATTTGGCGGTCAGTTGTAGGTAATGTTTATTCGTGTTTTGGAACTCTTCTAATGAAGCAGTCGCGGGATCAACCCCTCGACAGGACAATGCGCCATTGTCCGTAATACAGCCTTTTTTGCGGTCGAACGTGTGCGCCTTTTTAAAACGGGCCGCTGATAACCAACTAGACGAGTCAGCCGAGTAAAACGGGAACTCCTTTAAACGCTTACCGGAAACCCCTAGCCCGTGAACTTTTGTATGGTCTTTTGTGTGACGAAAGACAAA